TATTATAATAACAAAGATAATGAAGGTCATATAATGCTAGGATTCATGACTGACAAAGATATGGTTATTAAAAAAGGTGATAAACTGTTTCAGGCAGTGATTACAAAATTCTATACTACTGAAGATGATGATTCTAAAGAAGATAGAAAAGGTGGAATAGGTTCAACAGGAGTTTGAAATGACAGGTTTTTTCATAGCTAAACATAATGAAGATAATCATGCGGTTTTCGTTTATGATTTACAGAATAAAATCACAAAATTTGTCAAAGTTGATGATTTGGAAGATGGAAAGTTTCAGCTTATTACATTTACCAATTATATTATAGCTTGTAACTATACAGCTAATATGATGACGAATGGAATAATAAATCCTCAAGATTTTGAAAGAATTATAATAGTGAATTGTGAAGAATTGATAAATAAAGGAGAATAAAAAATGGCTCTAAGTTTCAGACAGTTGAAAAAAGTAAGTAATAATCCTTGGTCTTATGTTCTTAATGACACTTCAAATCCTTATGGAATTGAAGAATATTTTGATACAAACTGCTATATTCTTAATGCAGTTCTTTCAGATGGTGATATAAATAAAGGTTGTATCTTAGGAAAGAAATACTGTTTCAGTGGTGAAGCTTCAACAGGTAAATCCTTATTTTCAGCTTATATTGTAAAGTCTTTCTTGGAACAGGATAAAGACAGAGTAGCAGTAATATATGAAACAGAAGGTTCGTCAATAAAGGAAATGTTTGAAAAGATTGGTGTTGACATGGAAAGAGTAATAGTAGAACCTGTCAACATCATTGAAGAATTACAGACAAACATTTTCAAATATATTGCTGAATTGGAAGAAGATTATCTTGAAACTAAGGAAAGAACTAAGATGATGTTTGTATTGGATTCTTTAGGTATGCTTGTTTCAAGAAAAGAAGTTGAAGATGTTTCTGCTAATAAAGAAGTAAGAGATATGACAAGGGCACAGGCTATAAAGAAATTCTACAGACTTGTTTCTTTAAAGCTTTCATTATTGAAAATACCTATGATTACAATAAATCATTCATATACTAATATTGGTGGATATGGCGATTCTCAGGTTGAATCAGGTGGAAGTGGATTCATGTATGCAGGTGATGTAAGATTATTGCTTTCCAAATCACAGAAAAAGACAGGAACATTACAGAGTGGTATTACTGTCAAGGTGAAAGTGAAGAAATCAAGATTCATTAAGGAAAATCAGACTTTCAACATTGATATAGATTGGGAAAAGGGATTGAATAAGTTTTCTTATATGGTGGAACTTGCCAATGTTGTAGGAATGCTTAAAGCTACAGATTCAAAAGTTACTTTTGAAGGTAATGAATATGGTAGACAGATGTTTGAAGATAATTTTGACAAGTATTTCAATGAAGAAAAGATGAAGACTCTGGCAGAAAGAATAAAGAACAATCTTACATTTGGAGCAGATGACAATATTGAAGCAATGTCAGTTGAAAAACTTGTTCAATATGGTATCACTTTTGGAATGATTCAAGATACTCCAAGACTTATCATTTTACCTGATGGAACAAAGATTAAGAAGAATGAACTTAAATTCAGTGAAGATTTGATACCTGAAGATTTACTTGAAAAGATAAAACAGAAACTTACAGAAACAGAAAATGAAGAAGTGAAAGAAAAAGAAATAGAAGAATAAAATAAAAATCCTCTTAGAAATCAATCTAAGAGGATTTTTAGATTTACAATTCTTTTAACATATTGGTTTTCAATAAGATTTCAATAGCATCTTTAATACTTGTTACAGTTAATAAAGGTTTTAACATATTTTTTAATTCTTTTTCAGTCATTTCTTTGTTAAGATTTACTGCAAAATATTTTTTCATTTTACTTTCTCCTTTTGTTTAACTTTAATTTATATTATAATTATATATAATAAATATAAAAATGTAAATAGTTTTTATAAAAATTTTTTAAATTATTTTATAATATTTTTGAAAGGATAAAGAAAATGAATTATACAGAATATTTCAATGACATAGATAAAAGACTTACTCTAAGACCTGATAATATTGATATGATTATTTATGATGCTCCAAATATTCAGAATGAATTAATAAAGCAGTATATCAAAGAGAAAACCAAGTTAATGAAACTTGAAATAAAATTCAATAAGATATATGGTGAAAAGTTTCATTATTACAGACATGAGTTTGATTTGAGATGTGAGAATAAAGATGTAGCCAATCTTTATGTAAAGAAAGATGAAGAATATATTGCTGTATTTGAAGAATATGAAAAACAGAAATTATTGATTGAAATGTTCGATAAGTATCTGAAAAGAGCAAATACCATTGGTTTTGATTTGAAAAACATAATTGATTATTTGAAATTTATGAATGGAGAACATTAATGAATAGATATGAATTTACAAATAGATATTTAGATAATTTTGTAAAATATTTCAAATCAAATCTGAATTTTGAAGGTAATTATAGAGCAGTTCTTAAATATTATCCTGAAAGATTGATAATAACATTGAACAAATATTTATTTGAGAATGAAAATAGTATTTTCGGCTTAAATGCTGATATTACTTTAAATATAGATTTTAACAATGAGAATAGTTTTAACATAACAAAAATAGACATCAAACTTTATAAAATAATAAAGAACATAAGATATAATTTTACTTTTGTATCACATGAAAATCAGATAATTGATGATGAAACATTCATTATAAGTAGAATTGATGATGAAAGTGTTGAATATTATCTATGGAATATAATGGGAAAACTTTGTGAAAAAATTGACCAAAAATTAATAATCTGTCTAGGTGAATCATTGGAAATTGTTAATTCTCATAAAGGAATTTAATTATGAATATAGAAGATTTCTTCACAAGTCTGAAAAAACAGATAGAAAAGGATTATCATGTAAAATGTTCTGATATGTTCAATACTTATGGCAATAAAATAATAAGTTATTTTTTACATTTTGAAAAATTCATTCATGATGAGGATAATTCAAATAATATACTGACTTTGAAATGTAATTTAACTTTTGATATTGATGATAAATTCATGGGTTATTTTATTATAAAATCTATTGATATTGAAATGTTTGCAGATATTATGTTAAAAGATTGGAAATTCAGTCATAATATTATAGATTCAGAAACATTATTAGTAGATAGAGAAATTCATAATGATTCAGATATAATGAATATTTTTCAGTGTATCAATAAAATTTTTACTAGAATAGGTGAAGGAATTGGAATCATATTCAGTAATATATTAAAAGATTTTACAAAGATGGTGAATAAAATAAATGAAAGATGAACAAATCTACTTACTGACAATAATACATTATAATCCTGAAATAACCAGATTCACTGAAGATGAACAAGTATATCAAGGAACTTTTGAACAGTTGAAGGAATATTTTAATGAATATATTCTTGATGGTTTTGTAAAATCTTCAGAAAAAGGAAACAAAAAAATCAATACAGAACCTAAGAATATGAAGGAACTATGTAGTTCTATAAAGAAATCTTCCTATAATCTGAATCAGTTTGGACTTATGGATTCAGTAAAATATGAAAAATTCATTAAGTAAATAAATCACATATTTAATTTTTTGAATTTTGGGATTTTATTATATGATACCTAAAAGATTACCTCATCTTATTGGATTCTGTGGTTATGCTAGAACAGGAAAAGATACTGCTTATCAATATCTTTCAAAACTCATTCAGAAGAAATATGATTTTCATGGAAGAAAAAGAATTGCTTTTGCAGATAAGATAAAGAAACATTTAGAACAACTCACTAATATATGTAAAGAATTAGGTTTTGATGTTTCTATTCCTGAAAACAAGGAAAAATTCAGACCAATGTATGTAGAATGGTCAAGAGTTTTAAAGTTTATGACAGGAAATGAAACTATTTGGCTTGACTTGGTAAAGGAAGAAATAGAAACAAATATTAATAAAGTAGGTAATATTGTCTATATTACTGATGTCCGATATTGGTATGAAGTTGAATATATTCTTTCTAAAGGTGGTAAAGTGATTTTTCTTGAAAGATTAAACATTGATGCTCCAAATCCTGAAGAAAACTATTCATTCAGACAGATAAAGGAAATTTTCAAGAAGGAAATTGACAGATATACTGTCTACAATAATGGAACAAAAGAAGAATTGGCTGAGAACTGTCTGAAGATTTTACTTCAATAAATTTTATTTAGAAAATTTATAAAAATACTTCAAAATTTAATTGAAGTATTTTTATTTTTACATAGATAGGAGAAAATATTGTGGAACTTGAACAATGGCTTGGAAAAGACAATATTATTGGAATGGATATTTGGAAAAAGAAATATCAGCATGATGATGAAACACTTGAACAATGGTTTGACAGGGTTTCTAATGGAAACAAAGAAATAAAACAGTTGATTATAGATAAAAAATTTCTGTTTGGTGGAAGAATTTTAGCAAACAGAGGATTACAGAAAGAAGGAAGAAATGTATCACTTTCCAACTGTTACGTTATCAAACCACCTGAAGATAATATTGAATCAATTTTTAAGACTTGTGGAAAACTAGCTAGAACATTTTCATATTCAGGTGGTTGTGGAATTGATATTTCTAATCTAAGACCAAAGAATGCCATTGTGAACAATGCGGCAAAATTTACAACAGGTTCAGTTTCATTCATGGACTTGTTTTCAAAAGTTACTGAAACTATCGGGCAGAACGGAAGACGGGGAGCATTGATGATTTCCATTTCCTGTAATCACCCTGACTTGGAAGATTTCATCAATATAAAGAGAGATTTGTCAAAAGTCACTTCTGCAAATATTTCTGTCAGATTCACTGATGATTTTATGAAAGCTGTAGAAAACAATGAGAATTATACATTGAGACATCAGTATAGCAGTAGTCTTGGAACAAAAGAAGTAGAGAAGGAAATAAGTGCAAAAAGACTTTTTGAAAAATTTGTGGAATCAAATTGGAGTATGGCAGAACCCGGAGCATTGTTTTGGGATAGGATAGAAAAATGGAATCTTCTATCAAATACAAAGTCTTTTCATTATGCGGGGACAAATCCTTGTTTAAGTGGAGATACAATCATTCATACAGCAAGAGGAAGAAACAAGATAAAAGATTTGGTAGGTAAAACTCCTTATCTTTTCACTATGACAAAAGATGGAAGTTTTACAATACAGAAAGCAGAAAGAATATGGAAAACCAAAGAAAATGCTGAAGTATTGAAAGTGAATCTTGATTTTTCATCTATCACTTGTACTCCTGACCATAGAATCTATACTGTGAACAGAGGATATGTAGAAGCAAAGGACTTGATAGTAGGAGACAGAGTTGCCACTTTCAAGTTTGTAAATTTCAAGAGAAATGAAAATGCTCTATGTGAACAGGTTGTAAGAAGTATAATAAAGTTAGAAGAAAAGGAAGATGTCTATGATATAGAAGTTCCTGAAACCCATAACTTTGTAGCCAATGAGATAGTAGTTCATAACTGTGCTGAAGAACCCTTGCCGGCAGGCGGTTCCTGTCTGCTAGGCTCTTTGAATCTTGCTGAATTTGTGAAGAATGGAAGTTTTGATTATTCTGATTTTGAAAAATCAGTGAGAATAGCTACAAGAGCATTGAATGATGTTTTGGAAGAAGGATTGGAATTACATCCTCTTAAAGAACAGAGAGATTCAGTAGCAAGATGGAAACAGATTGGTCTAGGTATTTTTGGTCTTGCTGATATGTTAATCAAATTAAGAATAAAATATGGTTCAATCAAGTCTTTGGAAGTTTGTAACATTATAGGAAATATAATGATTAATGAATCATGTAGAGAATCTTCTTTAATAGCAAAAGAAAAAGGTTCTTTCAATGATTTTAATGCTGATGAAATTCTTTCTACTAAATTTGTAGAACAGAATCTGAATGAAGATGTTAAAAATTCAATAAAGATAAATGGCTTAAGAAATTCCCAATTATTGACTTGTGCACCTACAGGTTCCTTGTCAAATATGTTTCAGGTATCAGGTGGAATTGAACCTATCTATAATTATGGCTATTGGAGAACAACAAAGTCATTGCATGGAACTGATGTAAAATACAGAATCTATACACCTATAGTAAAAGATTACATTGAAAAGAACAATCTTAAAGATGATTCTGAATTACCTGAATTTTTTACTAATGCTTTATTACTTAATTATAATGAAAGATTGAGAATGCAATCTGTATGGCAGAGACATATTGATGGTGCAATTTCATCTACTTTGAACATACCTCATGAAACTACAAAGGAACAGGTTTTCAAGATTTATCTGCAAGCATGGAAATCAAAACTTAAAGGAATAACCATATTCAGAGATGGTTGTGACAGAGTTCCTATTTTGAGTAATTCTTCAGAAAAGAAAGAATTGAAAAGAGGAGATTTGTTAAGCAAGGATAATCTGATAGGTTTGAAAAGAACACTTAAGACAGGTTGTGTTGATTCAGAAACAGAATACTTTAATGGTTTTGAATGGAAGAAAATATCTGAATATTCTGATTCCGATATGGTTTTACAATATTGTGAGGATGGTCATGCTGAATTGGTTAAACCATTAGAATATATTAAAAGAAAAGCAAACAATATGTATAGAATAAAAACAAAATATGGTTTGGATATGGTATTATCTTCTGACCATAGAAATGTTGTTTTTAAATATAACCCATATAGTAAAAAACATACAATGTTAATAAAAACAACTGATGAAATAATAGATATGGATTCACAATATGTAAATGGTTTTCCATATCATTTCTTAACATCTTTTGATTATTCAGGAAAAGGAATTTCATTATCAATTCCTGAAATACGTTTATGTGTTGCTATATTTGCTGATGGATGTTTTCATTATGAAAAACCACATTTATCAAGATGTTTTATAACTTTATTTAAAGAAAGAAAGAAACAAAGATTGAGAACTTTACTTGATTTATGTAATTATCAATATTCAGAAAGCAATATAAAACGTAAAGGTTATACTAATTTCTATTTCAAATCACCTCTTGGAACACAGGAAAAAACATTTCCTAAAGAATGGTATAATTGTAGTAAAGAACAATTAGAAGCTATTTTTGATGAAGTGTTTTATTGGGATGGTTATGAAAAAAAGCATAATCAATACACTACAAATAATAAACAGAATGCTGATTTTATTCAATTTGTTTGTACTGTATTAGGTAAAAGAGCAACAATTAATATAAGTAAAGAAAATACTGATAGTTTAGATAAAAAACATTGTAATAAATTATATAGAGTTGATTGGACAGATAGAATATTTGTTAGCATGATTAATAAAAAACATAGAAATATTACATTATATAAAAATCATGATGGATATGATTATTGTTTTAAAGTTCCAAGTACCATGCTTGTTTTAAGACGTAATAATAAAATATTTATAACAGGAAATTGTGGTAATTTACATGCTTCAGCATTTTTTGATAATGAAACAGGTGAATTTGTTGAACTGTTTCTAGGTAAAGGTTCTCAAGGTGGTTGTCTTTCTACATTGAATGGATTAGCAAGACTAGTTTCTTTATCTGCAAGAGCAGGAGCAAAATTAGATGATATAATTGGTCAGTTGAAATCTGCAAATGCCTGTCCATCTTATGTTGTAAGAACTGCTACACAGAAAGATACAAGTAAAGGCAGTTGCTGTCCATCTGCTATTGCTAATGCATTAAAAGAAATGTCAGAACAGATAAAATCTATGAAAAATATTAATATAGATAATAAAATAGAAGTAAAAGCAGTTGATTCAAATAAGCTTTGTCCAATGTGTAAAAGTGAATTGAAACATACAAATGGTTGTATTGAATGTAAGAACTGTGGTTGGACTAAATGCAATCTTTAAAGGAGAAAGAAATGATGAATTTTCAAGAATATTATATAAGAACAATAGATCCGCAACATCTTTCTGAATATGGAAAATACTTGAAAAGTCATAAAGATAATGTGGTTAATGCTTTTGTTTTATTAGAAAAGATAATGCCTGAAATATTCAATGATATAAACAAATATGAATTTGAAAAAATGATTAGTGAACATGATTCTTCAAAATTCAGAGAAGAAGAATATAAAGCTTATGAAGATTATTTCTATGGAAATGAAAAACCTACTTCTGATGAAACAAAGAAGAATTTTAATTATGCTTGGTTGCATCATATACATCATAATCCTCATCATTGGCAGTATTGGATTTTGAATAATGATGATGGTAAAGAAATAATACTTGAAATGCCAAAGAAATATATCATTGAAATGTTATGTGACTGGTTATCTTTTTCTTTGAAGAAAGGTGATATAAATGAACTTTTCAAATTCTATGAAAAGAACAGATTGAATATGAAATTGAATGATAAGACCAGAAGAATTGTTGAAAATTATCTGAATAGAATAAAAGAAACATATAAGGAAATAGTGAAATGAACAATATAAAAGTTGAACTATTGGACTATACATCTGTTGATACTGTTCTCAATGCCATAGGAAAACCATACAAGAATGAAAAACCTACTATTGATTTATTGAAAAGAATAGTTGAATCAGGTCATGAATCAGTTATAGAACATGCTTTTTTCAATTTCAACATAGACGGAATAAGCAGATTATGTTTACAGGAACTAGCAAGACATAGGATAGCTTCATTTACTGTAGAATCAACAAGATACACTTTGCATAAAATGCTTAAAGAATTTGAACCTTACATGAAAGATAATGGAAATATTAGATATCTGTCTGTTGATATTGAAGAAAATAAAGTAGAGATAATTGGTCTTATAGACAAGTATTTTGTAAATCCTTATGTAATAACGAATACTGCTTATATAGCTGATATTGTTTTACAGGATTTGTATTATTCAAATATGTTTTCTCAGATAACTTGTCTTTACAACTCCTATGAATATCTGAAGGAAATGACAAGATTGAAACATATTGAAGAAAGAGCAGAAGATTATCTGAAATATAGTTTGTTGGAATCTAAAAGAACTTCATTGGCTTTCTCAATCAATTTAAGAAGTTTCAGAAATTTCTTGAAATTGAGAAACAGTAAATCTGCCCATTTTGAGATAAGAAAATTAGCAAAGATGATGAAAGATGAAATAATGAAAACAAACTATAGATTTCTAGTTGAAGAATTGTAAAAGAAAGTATATATCTTTGTCATAAAATTCAATCATTCCTTTCTTAATAAGATAAAATTCCTATATAGCATTTTTAAGTTATATAGGAATTTTATTTATAAAAATTTTAGTATTTATATTATATTTTTCATAAAGGAGTAAACAAATATGGAAAATTATGATGGTTGTAAGAACTGCGAATATTGCAGTAATCATTTAAGAACTGTTTCAGGAATACCTGAAGATTATTACTTATGTAATTATGACAGTATTGAAGAATTAAGTTTTGTTGAATATATGTATAAAAAATCAATTAATTGTCCTTTGAGAAAGAAGGATGAAAAATGACTTTTTATAAAAAGGATTTGAAGAAATCTTTTATTGAAGATAATCATTTTCAAAAAAGAAATCAAAATACTTGTAATTCCTGTTTATATTATAGTGAAGAATTAGGTAAAAGATGTCACTATCTTTCAAGATTCTTTACAGATGGAATTTGTATTCCAATAAAAAATGAATATAGTTATGGTTGTGATAAATACAAATATTGGAGAATGAAATAATGAATCATTTGGAATATTTATTCAGATTTGATGAATTGAGAAAAGAACTGAAGGAAATTGAAGAAGAAAAATATAGAAAAGTGAAAGAACTTTTTAATAATATAAAAAGGGAAAAATAGTTTTCATATTATAATGAGTAAAAACAGAAAGGAAATTTGAATTAATGAATATCAAAAGAGCATTGATAGATTTCAACGCATTATGTTTCAGTGTTTTATATGGTCAGGTAATGAAAGATGACAAATTATATACAGATGAAGATAGAATGTCATATTTCAATTATGCAGTTTTGAACAGACTTGCTATGATTCAGAAGAAACTACAGGTGAATGAAACTGTTATATGTTGTGAATCAAGAAGCTGGAGAAGGGATTATTTTCAATATTACAAAGCACAGAGAGATTTACATAAAGCAGAAAAACCTGTAGAAACAAAATTCATGTTTGACTGTATCAATGGTGTATTGGATATAATCAGAAATCTGAACTACAAAGTAATGAAAGTTGAAGGTTGTGAAGCTGATGACATAATAGCTGTCTTATGTCAGACCTTTGTAGATTCTCAGATAGTGATAATTTCTGTAGATAAGGACTTTCAACAATTAACTAATAATAATATTGTTTTATATAATTGGTCAAAAGACGAAGTATTGAACTGTGAAGACAAGGATAGATTCATTATAGAACTTATTCTCAAAGGTGATACTGCTGATGGTATTCCTAATGTTCTTTCCGATGATGATACTTTTGTAGTCAAGGAAAAAAGACAGAAACCAATGACGAAAAAGAAAATAAATGAAATATTGGAAATGGGAATAGACAATTATGCCAAATCTGATATGCAGTTTGCTAAGAATTATGACAGAAACAGAAAATTAATCTTATTGGATGAATCCACTATTCCAAACAATCTGTATTCTACTGTCAAATCAACATACAACAATCTTACTCAGAACTTCAAAAGAAAGAATATTGTAGAAATAAATGAAGTATTGAGAAAGTTCAAAGTTGCTATGATGGATAACATCAATTATTTAGTATAAGGAAATTGATTATGACAGATGAAATAAAGAAATTAGTAGAAAAAATATATGAAGAATACAGCATTTATATAGGAAACGGTTGTTATTATGGAGATAGTATTTATGCTGAAGAAGCACAGGAAATACTTAAAGATGCTTTGATGAAATTAGCAGAAAACATATTGAAAGTTAATAAATAAAGTAATTTTTGTTATAATATAACAATAAGAAAGGAAAAGAGATGGAAGAAGACAAGAAACAGTTCTACAATCA